GCTACAGTTTATAAAATCCCTCAACCAGTCCCTGTTGATATTACATTTAATGTTAAGTTATTTTGTAATAGGATGAGAGAGCTTAATGATTTTAATAAAATTGTTATGCAAACTTTCACATCAAAACAGGCATACACTCAAATTAAAGGTCACTATATACCTATAATTATGGAAAGTGTTGGGGATGAGTCGGCAAAAGATTTAGAAAAAAGAAAGTACTACATTGCAAACTATACTTTTATTATGAAAGGACTTCTTATAGATGAAGAAGAGTTTCAAATATCACCCGCAATATCAAGGCAGGTCACTATGTTTGAAGTGGATACAAAAGTAAGAGGTAGAAACGTAAAACCACAACCCCCAAGACCAAATTATTTTGATTTAAATTTAACTTTTGTTGTTGGGGTAACACAACTAACTGAAGTTTTTAGATATACCGCAGATTTAAAAGTTGGGGAAATAGATAATGTATCGTCTTATTCTGTTTTTATAAATGGTAATTATGTCGGTGACGATTTAACAACTATACAAATTACTGATGGAGATACGTTTTTAATTACTGTAACAAAGATAGACCCAACTAAATCGGCAACCATATATACAACCGCATATTTAGTTTAACTACTCCCCATATAAATCTTTTTTTACTTCACAATTTTTTTTAATTAAATTTTCTAAAAATTTATACATTTTAAGTCCATTTTCTTCGCAGTATTTTTTTAATAAATTATGAGTTTCTTCTGATATTTTTAAGTTTTTTATCTTTTTCATTTTGTAAAAAGTTATAGGTAGAAAAAAGGTAGATTTTTTTCTTACCATTTGATAAATATTATATAAGGGTAAAGTTTTTTGTGTTTTGACGAGGTATTTATATAATAAAATAAAAATTTAAATACTTTTTAAAACATGGCATCATCTAACAAAGTTTTCGTTTCTCCTGGAGTTTACACATCTGAAAGAGACTTAACATTTGTTGCACAAAGTGTGGGTGTAACAACATTGGGAGTTGCGGGAGAAACCTTACAAGGACCTGCTTTCGAACCAATTTTTATTACAAATTTTGACGAATTCCAAGTTTATTTTGGAGGAACAAGTCCAGAAAAATTTGTAAACACACAAATACCTAAATACGAATTAGCTTATATCACTAAAGCATATTTACAACAATCAAATCAACTTTTTGTTACTAGGGTTCTTGGGTTATCAGGATATGATGCGGGACCATCTTGGTCTATTGTCACTATAGGAAATGTTGACTCATCATCTATTGTTGCAACCGGTAATACTGGACCGGTAAATGTATTATTTACGGGAACAACAGGTACTTCAGCTAATATTACATTAACAACAGTACCATCTTCTTTAAACGTTGACGGTAATTTTTATAACACATATACAGAATACAATGGTGGTACATCTTCAGTTGAATCTGATTTAAAAACTTACCTTTCTAATCAAGTTAATTTGGCCGGAACATCATCAACAGGTACAACTTCTATGTTTTGGGGTATTGTCAGTGGTGGAACATTTAACCTTGTGACAGGTGGGTCTATTAATACAGTAACGGCATATACTGAAAACTTTGGTGTTACATCAGCAAGTGGTGGTACATTAAATTCAACCACTAACGATGCTTGGTTCTATGGGTTATTTAATTACCAAAATAATACGGTAAATACATATTACGGACAAGGTTTTGGTTGTTCTCTTGGTTCACTATCGGGAACTGGTGGTAACTATTCAGGTTCTGCCAAATTTTACATCACAAACTATTCAGGTACCCCATATACCGAATACGATGACATGGTTGTTGCAACTTTAAGATCAAGAGGGATTACTACTTATAGCTCAACACAACATGGTCCAAAATTTGAAGTTACTGGTACAACAGATGTTGCCATGATATGTACAAATACGTATTCAGGTGTAACTAAAAATCCATATTTACCATTCTCAATATCAGGCGTAACATATGACGGAGATAATTTTGAATTTGAGACTTCAATGCAATCAACAGATAAAAACTTTATTAGAAAAGTATTTGGTGGATCTAATTTTGGTAAAAATAGAACTGAAGTTCCTCTTTTTGTTGAGGAGACTTATTCAAGTTTACTTTTAACAGGTTACAGAGCAGGTCAAATTAGAGGTCTATATTGTGACTTAGTATCTTTACCCGGTGTTACTGATGTGTCGAGTCCTGATTATTCAGACTCTTTAGGATTTTATTTAGAACAATATCAAACACCTGAAACACCATACTTGGTTTCTGAACTTAGAGGTAATAAAGTTTACAAATTATTTAAATTTGTTTTAATATCTGACGGTAACGCAGCAAACACACAGGTTAAAATGTCAATAGGTAATATATCATTTACTAATGGTACATTTGATGTATTTATTCGTGATTTCTTTGATAACGACCAAAATGTTAAAGTTATTGAAAGTTTTACTAATTGTTCTATGGATCCATCAAATAACAATTACGTAGCTAACAAGATTGGTACATCTAATGGTGAGTATCAGGTTAAATCTAAATACGTAATGTTGGAAATGAGCGATGAAGCACCAATAGATGCATTACCTTGTGGTTTTGAGGGATATATTTCAAGAGAATATGCTAACGCAACTCCACCTTTTGTAAACTATAAAACTAAATACTACACGGCGGGAGAAACAATTTACAACCCTCCTTTTGGTTCAAGTTCTGGTGGCGATAATCCTGTAATTTCAAGTGGAGAAAATCCAAGAAAGGCATACTTAGGTATATCAAATATAACGGGTATCGATTATGATTTTTACCAATATAAAGGAAAACAAATACCGGCAAGTTTGGCGACAGATACTACAGGTATCGCTTGGGGATACTTAACTAAAGGTTTCCACATGGATAGTGGGGCTACGGTTGTAACAATAGCTAATGGTTACTCTACATCAGGACAATCAGCATTTGAAGTAGGGGTTAGTTCATTTAATTCTGAACCTACAGATGCTTCTAACGCATACTATAGATTAAACACTCGTAAATTTACTATATTAGCGTATGGTGGTTTTGATGGTTGGGACATTTATAGAGAATCAAGAACAAATACTGACACATACGCTTTAGGTCAAACAGGTTTCAAAAACGGAGCGGCTACTTCAGTAACATATCCTACGGCAACAGGTTGGGGAGCATTTAAAGCAATTTCAGGACCTAATCAAGAAAGTTGGGCAAATACTGACTTTTACGCATACAAATGGGGACAGTCAACTTTCGCAAATCCTGAAGCAACAAACATTAATGTATTTGCAACTCCGGGTATTGATTATGTAAACAATTCTAATTTGGTTGAAGATGCGATTGACATGATTGAGACTGATAGAGCTGATTCTATTTACATTACCACGACCCCTGACTTTAATCTGTTCTTACCGACATACCAAGATATCGAAGAGGGGTTAATTTACCCTCAAGAAGTTGTTGATAATTTAGAAAATACAGGAATTGACTCTAACTATACGGCAACTTACTACCCGTGGATTTTAACAAGAGACACTGTTAATAATACTCAAATCTATATCCCACCAACTTCTGAAGTTGTTAAGAATTTAGCATTGACGGATAACATTGCATTCCCTTGGTTCGCATCGGCAGGTTACACAAGAGGTCTTGTAAACGCAATTAGAGCAAGACGTAAGTTAACACAAGATGATAGAGATACTTTATATAAAGGTAGAGTTAACCCAATCGCAACATTCTCCGATGTAGGTACAGTAATTTGGGGTAACAAAACAATGCAAATTAGAGAATCTGCACTTGACAGAATAAACGTAAGAAGATTGTTATTACAAGCACGTAAATTGATTTCAGCAGTGGCAATTAGATTGTTGTTCGAACAAAACGATAACAAAGTAAGACAAGACTTCTTGGATTCAGTTAACCCGATCTTGGATTCAATTAGAAGAGATAGAGGTTTAATTGACTTCCGTGTGACAGTTTCAAACACACCTGAAGATTTAGATTCAAACACATTAACAGGTAAAATCTTCTTGAAACCTACAAGAGCGTTAGAATATATCGACATCGAGTTTGTGATTACACCAACGGGGGCGTCTTTCGATAACGTTTAATAAAACAATAAAAAATAGAGTGGGGGGTAGAAATATCCCCCATTATATATTTATAGAAAAAATAAAGACATGAAAATAGAGAAAAAATTAATAAAAGAATCTTTAGGGTACTCCCAAAAAGGTAAAAAAACGTTTTCTGATAAAAAACAAAACATAATCATTACTGAGTCTCAGTTAGAAAAATTATTGGAAAAACTTCAAAAGTAATGAATGTTAAAAGACACGTTTTAAATTATCTAAAAAATAGAAAACTGAATGAAGGGTTTACTGAAGAAGGAAGACCCGACACCAAATATTATGCTTTTGATTGGGACGATAACATTATGTTTATGCCGACCACAATAATATTATTATCAGAAAATGATGAAGAGGTACACATGTCTACTGAAGATTTTGCAGACCATAGACATGAAATAGGTAAATCTCCATTTAACTATAAGGGGACTGTTGTTATAGGGTATGCAAATAATCCATTTAGAAATTTTAGAACAGAAGGGGATAAAAGATTTGTTATAGATACAATGTTAGCCAAACCAGGACCATCTTGGAATGACTTTGTTGAATGTGTTAATGGGGGTTCAATTTTTGCTATTATAACTGCAAGGGGTCATAATCCTAAAGCGTTAAGAGAAGCGGTTTTTAATCTTATTATGAGTAACCATATGGGTATTAATAGTAATGTATTGGCGGAAAACCTTAGAAAATATCGTAACCTATATGATAATATTAACGATGATAACAAAAAGATTAAATCATTAACCAAACAAGACTTAAACGACTATTTAGATTTGTGTAGGTTTGAACCCGTTACTTTTGGTGAAGGAGATGCTGCGAATCCTGAAGAAGGTAAAATTAAAGCAATGAGGTCTTTTATTAATTATTGTAAAGAGATGGCTTCGGAGATAGGTCAGAAAGCTTTCTTTAAGAACGATGTTTCAAATAATGAAATTGAACCAATTATAGGGTTTTCTGACGATGACCCAAGAAATATAGAAATGATGAAAGGGTTTTTAGAAAAAGAATATGAAAAAAATCCAGTAAGAACTTATTTAACAAAAGGAGGAAATAAAAAAGAATTTTAATAATTATTATGTTCTGGTCTAGTAATAGAATATTTGAAAGAAATTTAGAAGTAAATAGAAAAAAATTAAATACGATATATTTATTAGAAAAATAAAAGAAATTTAAATACACACAATATGGCTGATTTATTAATGAAAATGCCCTTTCAGTATGAACCTAAAAGAAAAAATAGATTCATCGTTACTTTCCCTTCTTCTTTGGGGATTAATTCTTGGTATGTTGAATCCACTTCAAGACCAAAAATCGAAATTAAAGATGTTGAGATACCTTTCTTAAATACTTCAACATATGTTGCTGGTCGTTTTAATTGGGGTTCACTTGATGTTACATTTAGAGACCCTATTGGTCCTTCAGCTGCACAAGCGTTAATGGAGTGGGTACGTTTACACGCCGAGTCTGTTACGGGACGTATGGGATATGCTGCAGGGTACAAAAAAGATATTGATTTAGAAATGTTAGACCCAACAGGAGTTGCGGTTGAAAAATGGATTTTACAGGGTGTTTTCTTAACTAACGTGGACTTTGATTCATTAAGTTATAGTGAAGATGGTTTAATAACTGTTAAAGCAACTCTTAGACCTGATAGATGTATCTTAGTATACTAAAATAAAATTAGAATATTTCATAATCCCATCTATTTCAGGTGGGATTTTTTATTTACTAAAATTATTAATCGTTTATTTTTTAAGAAAAAATTATTATGGACCAATCTTTACAATACGGACAAATGGAATTTAATTTACCACACGACGTAGTCGCATTACCTTCAAGAGGGATTTTTTATAGACCTAAAAAAGAATCATTAAAAGTAGGATATTTAACCGCGGCAGATGAAAATCTTTTAATGTCTCAAAACACACCAAAAGAAGGAATTATTTCGGCACTTCTAAAAACTAAAATTTATGAACCAGGTTTTGATGTTGGTCAGTTATTGGACACTGATGCTCAAGCTGTTTTAATATTTTTAAGAAACACCGCATTTGGTTCTGGTTATTCATATAAATTAATAGACCCCGCAACAAATAAATATTTTGAGGTGGAAATAAATTTGGATGAATTAAATTTCCTACCATTAAAACATAATCCAGATAGTGATGGTCTTTTTTCATATACACTTAAAAAATCAAATAAAAATATAAAGTTTAAGTTATTAAGTATTTCTGAAATAAATGAAATTGACAAATTAAAAGACCAATATCCTGAAAATATGATTGCACCGACAATCACCAAAAAATTAGAAAAACATATAATTGAGTTGGATTCTGATAGAGACAGAATGAAAATT